CGAGGTCCTTCGTGCGTTCCCGCACAACAACCGGCTGGCGATGAAGGCGTGCAAGGGGCCGGGCAAGACGGCAACCCTCGCATGGTTGGTCCTGAACTTCCTGGCGACCCGGCCACAGCCGAAGATCGCGGCGACGTCGGTCACGGCGGACAACCTCGCGACGAACCTATGGTCGGAGATCGCCCTGTGGCTCGGGAAATCGGCGTTCTGCAATGCGACGTTCAAATGGACGCGCACCCGCGTGGAACACAAGGCGATGGGCTCGACGTGGTTCGCGGTCGCCCGCTCCTGGCCGAAGTCGGGGAGCGCGGACGAGCAGAGCAACGCCCTGGCTGGCATCCACGGCGATTACGTGCTGTTCGTGCTCGACGAGTCGGGCGGCATCCCGCAAGCGGTCATGGTGACGGCGGAGGCGGTGCTCGCGAGCGGCATCGAAACGAAGGTAGTTCAGGCCGGCAACCCGACCCACACGACGGGACCGCTCTACGTGGCTTGCACGTCGCAGCGGCATCTCTGGTTCGTGGTGACGATCACGGGCGACCCGGCCGACCCGAACCGCTCCCCGCGCATCAAGGTCGATTGGGCGCAGCAGCAGATCGACACCTACGGGCGCGACAACCCGTGGGTCATGGTCAACGTGCTCGGACAGTTCCCGCCGTCGTCGATCAATGCCCTGCTCGGTGTCGAGGAGGTCGAGGCGGCGATGAAGCGGCATCTCCGCGCCGATCAATACGATTGGGCACAGAAGCGGCTCGGCGTCGACGTCGCGCGGTTCGGTGACGACCGGACGGTCATCTTCCCCAGGCAGGGGCTCGCGAGCTTCCGGCCGATCATCCTCCGCAACGAGCGGACGACGAACATCGCGGCGCGTGTCATGGTCGCCAAGAAGCGATGGCGCTCGGAGCTGGAGCTGATCGACGACACGGGGCATTGGGGCCACGGCGTGATCGACAACCTCGTGACGGCAGGGATCCCGGCGATCGGGGTCAACTACGCCGGCAAGGCGATCAACCCGCGCTACAAGAACCGGCGCGCGGAGATGTGGATTCGAGGGGCCGAAGCGATCCGGGCCGGCGCCGCGCTCCCGAACATCCCGGAGATGGTGGGCGAGCTGACGGAGCCGACCTACACGTTCGTCAACGGGGTATTCGTGCTCGAGGACAAGGACCAGATCAAGGAACGGCTCGGCCGCTCTCCCGATCTGGCCGATGCCTACTTCCTCACCTACGCGCTCGAGGACATGCCGGGCGAGGTGATCGAGCGGCTCCAGGGCAGGACCACGGCGAGGCATGACGCCGACCCGTATGCGATTCCGGACCGCGAGGCGATCGGGCGGGCGGAGGTCGACGATGATCCGTTCGCACGGTGAGGGCTGAGGATGGCGAAGTTCAAGGTTCACAAGCTCCGGCTCCTGCTCGACCCGCTGGCGCCGATGATGGACAACGGCGAGCGGGGCGGTCACGCGGAGCAGACGGCGCTCTGTCGCACGACGCATCGGTCGCTGCTCCCGCTCCTGCTCGATGACGACTGGAGTCGGGTAACGTGCGAGCGATGCCTGAAGCGACGGCCGAAGGCGCCGACGTGGTGGGAGCGGCTGCTCGCGTTCGTGGGTATCAACCGGAGGGCACAGTAATGGATGCAGCGAAGGCTCGAGAGATTGCGATCCGCGAGGCGACGAAGCTCGCGGCTGATGATGCGCTTCCCGTCTGCTCGGGATGTCCCGAAGGCCGGTTCGAGGGCGCGTGCAAGCGGTGGCTGAAGAAGCTCTGCAAGCTGATGCGTCATGCCACGTTCCTCGAGTGGCGCTACGCGACGGTCGGGGCGCCGGCGGTCATGTTCGTGCTCCAGGCGCAGCAGCCGGGCTCAGACCATCCGGTGCTCGAGGTGCCGATCGTCCGCGTCGACGGGGCGCTCGGACCGGAGCGGCAGCTCGCGATCATCGGGCCGGAGGCGGACGAGACGCGGCGCTCGGTCCCGGCGAACCTCGAGCGCGACATCGCGGAGCGCGATCGCATCGGGGAGATCCTCGAGCACCAGCAGACGATCATCGCGGCGCTCCAGTCGGCGCACGATCGGATCGACCATCTCCAGCGGATCATCATCCAGCGCGACGGCGCAGCGCGGGAGATGCTCCAGCGCGCGATCCTCCTCGTGAACCATTGGGGCCGGGCTCCCTACGTGGGCACGGTCGAGGGGCTGCTCAAGGATCGCGAGATCGTGCTCGAGCGGCCGGGGCAGGAGCCGCAGCAGGAGCCCGCGAAGTGATCAAGGTGCGGCCGGCCACGGTGGAGGACGTCGACGCGGTGATCGAGCTTGGGCTCGAGTTCCTCGAGACGTCCATCTACCGACGGCTCGGGGCTGGCGAGCCTGACGCGATCGCGCGGCTGCTCTGCACGGTGCTCGATCACGGCGCGGTGTTCCTGGCGGTCACTACCGACGAAAGTAGTGAGCAGGTCGTCGGGATGATCGCGCTCCTGATGGTCCCGCACATCTTCAGCGGCGAGACGTTCTGCGATGAGGTCGCGTGGTTCGTGAAGCCGGCGCACCGTGGCCGGGCCGGGGTCCTGCTCCTGCACGAAGCCGAACGGTGGGCTGTGCAAAATCATGCCAAGTTGGTTAAGATGGTCGCGCCCGAAGGGACCACGGTCGGGGACCTGTATCGCCGGAAGGGCTATCAGGTCATCGAAACCGCTTTCGTGAAGGTGCTCCAACATGGCGATCGGCACGGCAGCGACTCTCGGGATCATCGGCCTGACGGCGCTCGTGGCCTCGAAGGCGACGAGTAAGCTCGCGAAGAAGAAGCAGGCCGAACAGGCGGCGACGACGGTCGCGGCCACCACGCCAGCGGAGGAGGAGCCGGCCGCAGCCGCCGCTCCTGCTCCGCCTCCCTCCACGCCCCAGGCGACGAGCGCGGCGACGGCGAGCGCGACGGCAGCGGGCGAGCGCGCCCGGAAGCGGGCAGCGGCCGGCGGGACCGCGCTCTCGAAGGCTCAGACGCCGACCTCCGGCGGGAAGGGCTCCTACAACGCGGCTTCCCTCATCGGCTCATGATCGGGCAGGGCTTCCCGCTCATCGGCCAGCCGCTCCGCACGAGCAGCAACTACGCGGGCCTCCGACCCGCGCCGTCTCCGTTCTCGGTCCCGAACATCCCGAACGACTTCCCGCAGCGTGGCGGCTACGGCTACGAGCAGCTCCCCCAGGCTCCAGGCGGCGTGGCTGGCGGCATCCGGACCGGCAACCCGGCGCCGACCCTCGGTGTCGGCGGCAGGGGCTCCAGCGGGCGCCGTGGGCCGTCGATGACGCTCGGCGGGCGGAGCCCGGTGCTCAACCCGTTCCAGCTCCGGCAGCAGCGACAGGGCTCGCTCCGCGTTCCCGTGCTCGGCGTGAGGTAGGCGATGGACGACTTCCAGGATCCCGCGACTCGGCGCAACCGCTACCAGAAGCTCGCGGCGCAGCTCTGGACGGACCGCTCGACGTTCGATGCCCACTGGCGCGACCTCGGGGATTTCTTCCTCCCGCGCCGGATGCGCTGGACGGCGAGCGATCGCAACCGGGGCGACAAGCGGAACCAGAACATCATCAATTCGACGGGCCGGTTCGCAGCGCGCACGTTGCAGTCGGGGCTCCACGCGGGGCTCACGTCGCCGGCGCGTCCGTGGATGAAGCTCACGATCCCCGACGAGGACCTCAACGATTTCGGTCCGGTGCGCGAGTGGCTGCACGGGGTCACTCAGCGGATGATGACGATCTTCAGCGTGTCGAATCTCTACAACACGCTCCCGATCGTCTACGGGGACATCGGCGTGTTCGGGACCGGCGCGGTATTCATCGGGGAGGACGCGCAGGACGTCATCCGGGCGACCGCCTACCCGATCGGCAGCTACGCGCTCGGCACCGACTCGCGCGGCGTGGTGTCGACGTTCTACCGCGAGTATGAGGTGACGGTCCGTCAGCTCGTGGAGATGTTCGGGCTCCAGGCCGACGGCCGAACGATCGACTGGACGAACATCAGCAACACCGCCAAGAACCTCTGGGAGCGCGGCGACTACGAGAGCCCGATCGAGGTGTCCTGGCTGGTGCGTCCGAACGAGCAGGCGAACGCGAACCGGCTCGAGGCGAAGTTCCTCCCGTTCGCGTCGTGCCATTGGGAGAAGGGCTCGGGTGAGGCGAAGTTCCTCCGCGAGTCGGGGTTCCGCACGTTCCCGATCATGGCGCCCCGGTGGGACATCACCGGCGAGGACAGCTACGGGACCGATTGCCCTGGCATGACGTCGCTCGGTGACAACCGGCAGCTTCAGATCATGGAGCGACGGCACGGGCAGGCGCTCAACAAGATGGTCGACCCGCCGCTCGTCGGGCCGACGTCGATGCGGACGCAAAAGACCTCGCTCCTCCCTGGCGATGTCAACTACGCCGACGTCCGCGAGGGGATGCAGGGGCTCCGGCCGGTTCACGAGGTGCGGATCGACCTTCAGCATCTCGCGATGAACATCCAGGGCGTCGAATACCGGATCAAACGCGCGTTCTTCGAGGACCTGTTCCTCATGCTCGCGACGACCGATCCCTATCGCGGCGCGGACGCACCGACGGCTCGCGAGATCGACGAGCGGCACGAGGAGAAGCTCCTCGCGCTCGGCCCGGTGCTCGAGCGCACGAACGACGAGCTACTCGACCCGCTCGTCGACCGCGTGTTCGACATCATGAACGCGAGCGGGCTGCTCCCCCAGGCG